CTTATCAGAAAGGTTCTTGTTGGAGTCAATTAAAGCTTGCGCCCATGCAGGCACATCGTCTTTATTCTCTTCCGTTTTGATGGTTGTGGTAGTCTCGATTGGCTTACCGTCTTTAAGGTTATGTTTCTTCTCGTAGTTGGAAACTGCGGTCTTGGAAGCATCCCCGGCACGGAAATCACCATAGGAGTTAAGCACGTCCGAAAAACTGATACCCTCAACAATTGAGTTTACCTTTGTCTCGTCCGTTACACCCTCTGCTTTTTTAGTAGCGATTCGGGTTAAGATAGCAGTGTCCACCCCAGTAAACTTCTGTTGCAGCCCTGCCAAAATTTGTTCTAAGATTGTCATACCGTATGAATTAAAATTTGAGATTCAATTTGCGGAAATAAAAATACTACCAATACAGATGACTGATAAATATTTAGGCTTCCCATTCACGACAATCAATCCATTGTCGTAAATACGGTATATAAAGTAGTCAGTAAGTGAATGAAAGGGGAATAATTGGAGTGGTAGAAAACCACAATCAGGTGATTGTGGGAAATGAGTATAAAAAAGGCGTGAAACTGAGTGAATCACGCCTTTTTTATGCTAGCAATCTTTAAATCTTAGTCCAATTATCTCTATTCTCTATAAAATTAGAAAACCCTTTTTTATATGCAACAAAATTATTATTAATTGAGTTGAACCAACTTTCATCCTCGTTTTTTTTATACAATCTTCTTATGAAGTAATCTATTTTCGTATACTCTGAAGAACCTTCAAACCTTTCAACGAATCCTATATATGCAAGCCGAACTTTATTAAAGTCTACATTAGTTTGAATTATAGAATTAATATGTGGATCAGAAAACGAATACCCTATTGTTAGCAACTTATTGCAATCATTACAATCATTTGCAAAATTAGTAAATCCGATATTAAAAGGATTCATTAGACTTCTTTGAGTCTTAGTATACCCAACAATTATCGGGCTAAAAATTAAATTCTCACTCGGATTTCCGCCTTGAGCAGTTAAGGATTGCACCTCTCCAGTTATCGTAGATTTTACAACTCTATATTTATTCTCTACAAATTTAAAAGTCCAATAGATAGAGCCATGTAGGTAAAAGTAACTTAAATGAGAGTCTTTATTTCTTAAATAATCAGCTTTATAAACAATACTATAATCAGATAACAAATGTTCCCCCATATATATTTTACGCTTTGAAAGAATCTGAGGTATCATAGCGTCATAATTTGTGGTATATATTTTTACTGAATATTTCTTGTTCAATAAAGATTCAATAAATTCGTTCAATCTTTCATTTAGTAGTTTATACTCAGCAGCACAAGCTTTTTCATCATATCCCTTAATGAGTTGAATAACAATATCCACAAAATGTTTGTATATAGAATAAAAATGCCTCCTTTTCTCTAATTTATCAGATATCTCATTTAGTTTTTGCTGGATGGAGTCTATTAGGACATTAACAGCAGGAGTAAATGACGTATTATACGAATTCCTGTTTTCATTGGTTGACGCTATAACATAATTCATTATAGATTCCGATGCAGCAATCACTGTCTCGAAATTAACAGTGACTCCGTCCTCCTCTTCATAAAAAGATTTTAATGTATCAAATATAAATTTACCCCAAGTTGTATTACTATCATACATATATTCTTTATCTTCAATTATTCTATCAAGAATATCTTTGGAAAATGGAGCTCCCCATGCTACAGGAAAACCTGCACCTAGTAGTAATACTATTTTCTTTCTCTTTTTCATATTTGTATTTTGGATTAGAATCCCAACATTGCGGCCGGAGGTATATTCAGCACTCGACATAGCAACCTCGCAATTTTGAGGGTCGGTTCCGAACGTCCGGAGATATAGTCATTCACACGCGATGGACTTATTCCAATCTCACCAGCAAGTTGCTTTTGACTCATCCCTTTCTCTTCAAGAGATAGCTCTATCAATTCCGCAACAGTCGGTTTTTCTATCGGATAATGTTCTTTTTCGTATGCTATCACAATATCGGACATAACTGTAAGCTCCACCGCATTCTTATCATTTGAAGGCGTATTGTCATCAACCAATGGCAGAAGTTCCTCCACTCTCGCCAAAGCAAATTCATACTGTTCTTTCGTTACTTTATTCATACTTCTATCTCTTAAATGGTTGAACAATCTATCTTATCGTAATCTTTATGAGTACCAACCCAGCGAATGAAGACGTACCCAATTGTAAACTTAACAACGACAACCAACCGATAGTTGTTGCCTCTGATATTGAAAACGTAGTGTTGGTTGCCTACATAGTCAGCAGAAAGAAAATCCACTTTAATGTCTGATAGGTTCTTCCATTCAGCTTTTTCCGCTATATCATACCAACGTTCTAAGGCTATGCGTGAATCTTCATAGCCTTTCGTCTCGTAGAACTCTTTCAATTTCTTATGTGATACAATCCTCATACCTCTTTTGTTTGATGCAAAAATATGAATTAATTTTGAATTATAAAATTTTTCCAGAGAATATATTCTATAATATAGAATTTAGCAATAAAAAAGCGGAACTAAATTAGCTCCGCTCAATAGTACGATAAGAACATGAAGTAATGAATTATCCTTTGGAGTTAGGAGACGCTGCATTGTTATTCTTTGCCGCTTGTTCCTCTTTGATTTCTGCAAGTTCCTCTTCTACCCTATCAGCATTTCCGGCAAACATGATTCCCTCACGCGTTGA